GCACTCGAGGCGGCAGGAAATCTATTTTCGGGACCAACCGCAAACGTTCGGGCACTAGGCCGAGCCAATCGAAGAGCTTTTTCTCAGTTCTCGCGAAGAGCCTTCTCAAAGGGGAAAATGGTGTTCAGACGTCGCTTCCGAAACAGGAGACGGCGATGGCGTGGACGCCGACGTCGTATGCCATTTCGGGCAAAAGTAAAGAGCGCTCTGCTCTCACTCGTCGAAGCCCAATCAAATACGGACAACTACGGCGAAGCCAATTACGCCGCCGGCGATGGAACTTCTAAAGTTCTGTACATCATTAATCCGCTTTCGAACTTGGTTGTTGGTGACAACGACCACAACATTCCACCCGGAAACAAGATTTGGGTGAAAGGGTTTAAATTGCGTGGTCGTGTTTCCACATCCGTCACGACACAGACACTTCGTATATCCTTTTGGGCAATCAAGACGCGACAATTTGCAGATCTTCCCAGCACGGTTACCACATACGGAAATACCACAACGTTCAACACCAATCCGACGCAAGCTGCCGGAAATGAAAATAACATTCGACAATGGGATATTATTAGCGGCACGGAGCCTCAAGTCTTTGTTGGTGACACTTCTGGCGTTTCTAAGTTCGATAACGAATACGTCACGGTTCTTGCCAAACGGGATATTTATATTCCTCCCAATACCGGAGACAAAGTTACCTTCTTTAAGGAATTTGGCCTCTGGGTTCCTATCAATTCTTTCTGGTCATTCGATAAGGATCAAGACACCACACCAGGCGATCAACTTCGTTCTATTAAGAACTTCAATTACTATATTTGCTGGCAAGTTTATGGAACTACGAGTGCCAACAATATTCTTGCTACGAACATTGTGATTGCGCATATTGATGCGACTACCTATTTTAAGAATGTTTAAGCGAAGAGGGGTGTGTTTATTTTGATATAAACAACGTTAGCCATGAACCAATCATACTCGTCTCCTCCATGTGGCATTTCTCCTAAGGGATCATTGTCTCCATTGCAAAGAAAGATGCAAGGTCTTCCCCATTGAATAGTCCTTGGAGCCCGGTACTTTCCAGATATGGTGATAGATCCTTGTCCTCCGAAGAAGCCTTTCCTATTAGGGATGTGTCCCCAAGGAATGTCGTCAAATATGACGTATCTTGCTCCATCGCGGAAGTCATCGTAGCACCACCGCCCGTTAAGGTAAATATGAGCTCCGAGAGATCTCGCCCAGCACGTTTTTCCGAGTCGACTAGGTCCGACAAGCACAAGCGACCGAGGTCGGTCTTCCTACCCCGATATGGGAGATAAGATCGATTAGATAAGATAAGGATGACGCCACACGAACAGTGGGACAGATATAGAGATAAAACATGCGGCGTATGCCGCGTGCAGTGTGGCGTCAGCCACACGTGTGGCGCTTGCGCCACCACTACGTCATGTGATTACCTTAGGAAACTCGGTCTCCACCCAGTTAGCTAGGTCATCTGGAAGAATGAATTCCGTGTGAACGGGACGATGTTCTTCCGGTTCTGGTTTAAATCTCTTGTTCGCGAATGCCGTCAGTCGGTCGTGGTACAGGACGAAGTCACGTGGACGCTTCTTCTCGATTATGTCGAAGAATTCAGCTGCATCACGCGCTCCACAAGCCTCTGCAAAAGGCCCGCGTTCCTCGCCGAGTAGCAGTGTATCGTCAAAGTCGCCGTCCTTGCGGGCATAGCGATAAGCAGCTCGCAGGTTTCGCACTCGCCCGATATTAGCATGATGTCCGCCGACGTCAAACGTGCGTGCGTTCGTACAGTCATAGACTCTAGGCCATCCGACAAGTGCGTGATGATGCACACCTCCGTCGGTATGCTGCTCAGTTGCGATGACCCATCCAGATGCTCCGAGCTCCTGTAGAAGACTGGCGATCGCGGATCGTTCGATACCATCGCTTCGTGGCCAGGTGATGAAGAGGTGTTTGCTGCGCACGCGAAAAGTCGGTTCGGAAACGAGAGTGATACCGTCGTCGGCAGACGGCTGGGCCATTAATATTACAGGCCCAGCCTTGCCATTTGCCATACCTTTTATAGGTATAAAAACGCAAGGGTTCCCGCACACACACACGTGATGGTACAATCCTGGGCTTGGCGACGCGGTCAATTCATACCGTTCGCCGACGAATCAGCTGCTAAAAGACGGCGTTTAGACGCAGCCGCAGAAGTTTTAGCCGCTTCGGGAAATTTAGAAGCCGCCGGGGCACTCGAGGCGGCAGGAAATCTATTTTCGGGACCAACCGCAAACGTTCGGGCACTAGGCCGAGCCAATCGAAGAGCTTTTTCTCAGTTCTCGCGAAGAGCCTTCTCAAAGGGGAAAATGGTGTTCAGACGTCGCTTCCGAAACAGGAGACGGCGATGGCGTGGACGCCGACGTCGTATGCCATTTCGGGCAAAAGTAAAGAGCGCTCTGCTCTCACTCGTCGAAGCCCAATCAAATACGGACAACTTTGGCGAAGCCAATTACGCCGCCGGCGATGGAACTTCTAAAGTTCTGTACATCATTAATCCGCTTTCGAACTTGGTAGTCGGCGACAACGACCACAACATACCACCCGGAAACAAGATTTGGGTGAAAGGGTTTAAATTGCGTGGACGTGTTTCTACATCCGTCACGACACAGACACTTCGTATATCCTTTTGGGCAATCAAAACGCGACAATTTGCAGATCTTCCTGTCACGGTTACCACATATGGCAATACCACCACGTTCAACACCAATCCGACACAAGCCGCCGGAAATGAAAATAACATCCGACAATGGGATATTATTAGCGGCACGGAACCTCAAGTCTTTGTTGGTGACAATTCTGGCGTTTCTAAATTCGATAACGAATACGTCACGGTTCTTGCGAAACGGGACATCTATATTCCTCCTAATACCGGCGACAAAACAACCTATTGGAAAGAATTCGGCCTTTGGGTTCCTATCAATTCGTTCTGGTCTTTCGATAAGGATCAAGACACTACTCCCGGCGATCAGCTCCGTTCTCTTAAGAATTACAACTATTATATCTGCTGGCAAGTTTACGGAACTACGACTGCCAACAATATTCTTGCAACGAACATTGTGATTGCGCATATCGATGCGACTACTTATTTTAAGAATGTTTAAGCGAATAGGGGTGTGTTTATTTTGATATAAACGACGTTAGCCATAAACCAATCATACTCGTCTCCTCCATGTGGCATTTCATTTAAGGGATCATTGTCTCCATTGCAAAGAAATATGCAAGGTCTTCCCCATTGAATAGTCCTTGGAGCCCGGTACTTTCCAGATATGGTGATAGATCCTTGTCCTCCGAAGAAGCCTTTCCTATTAGGGACGTGTCCCCAAGGAATGTCGTCAAATATGACGTATCTTGCTCCTTCGCGGAAGTCATCGTAGCACCACCGCCCGTTAAGGTAAACATGAGCTCCGAGAGATCTCGCCCAGCACGTTTTTCCGAGTCGACTAGGTCCGACCAGCACAAGCGACCGAGGTCGGTCTTCCTACCCCGATATGGGAGATAAGATCGATTAGATAAGATAAGGCGCACAGTCATGCGAAAAGCGGGACAGATATAGTGATAAGACATGCGGCGTATGCCGCGTGCAGTGTGGCGTCAGCCACACGTGTGGCGCTTGCGCCACCACTACGTCATGTGATTACCTTAGGAAACTCGTGTTCCACCCAACTAGCTAAGTCGTCCGGGAGATTGAATTCCGTGTGAACGGGACGAAATTCTTCCGGTTCTGGTTTGAAACGTTTGTTCGCGAACGACGTCAGACGGTCGTGGTACAGGACGAAGTCACGTGGACGTTTCTTCTCGATTATGTCGAAGAATTCATCTGCATTACGCGCTCCACAAGCCTCTGCAAAAGGCCCGCGTTCCTCGCCGAGTAGCAGTGTATCGTCAAAGTCGCCGTCCTTGCGGGCATAGCGATAAGCAGCTCGCAGGTTTCGCACTCGCCCGATATTAGCATGACATCCGCCGACGTCAAACGTCCGTGCACTCGTGCAGTCATAGACTCGAGGCCATCCGACAAGTGCGTGATGATGCACACCTCCGTCGGTATGCTGCTCAGTAGCGATGACCCATCCAGATGCTCCGAGCTCCTGTAGAAGACTGGCGATCGCGGATCGTTCGATACCATCGCTTCGTGGCCAGGTGATGAAAAGGTGTTTGCTGCGCACGCGGAAAGTCGGTTCGGAAACGAGAGTGATACCGTCGTCGGCAGATGGCTGGGCCATTAATATTACAGGCCCAGCCTTGCCATTTGCCATACCTTTTATAGGTATAAAAACGCAAGGCTACCCCTGCACATTCTAGCGATGACTAAACGTGCTTGGGCTTGGCGACGCGGACAATTTATCCCGTTCGCCGACGATATATCCTTAAAAAGACGGCGTTTAGACGCAGCAGCCGAGGTTTTAGCCGCTTCAGGAAATCCGGAAGCCGCCGGGGCTATCGAAGCAGTCGGAAATCTATTTTCAGGCCCTTCAGTCAACGTACGGGCACTAGGAAGAACCAATCGCGCAGCTTTTTCTCAGGCCTCGCGCGCAGCCTTCTCCAAAACGAGCCGCATGGCTTTCCGAAGAAGGAAATTCAGTCGTCGACGATGGCGTGGACGCCGACGTCGTATGCCATTTCGGGCAAGAGTGAAAAACGTCTTGCTGTCACTCGTCGAACCCCAATCCAATACGGACAATTATGGCGAAGCGGTGTACACCGCGGGCGACGCCACTACAAAAGTTCTATATATAGTCAACCCTCCCGCCCAATTAGCCGTCGGGGATAACGATCACAACATTCACGGTAACACGATCTGGCTTAAAGGGATCAAAGTGCGCGGTCGTGTGCGCAACGACGAGTCTGCCAACGTTATCAAGTTCTCAATTTGGTGTATTCGTACGCGCCAATTTGCCGATCTTCCTTCTACGGTTACCACTTATGGCAACACCACCACGTTCAACACCAATCCAACGCAAGCAGCCGGAAATGAAAATAACATCCGCCAATGGGATATCATCTCTGGCACGGAGCCTCAAGTCTTTGTTGGCGACAGCTCTGGCGTTTCTAAGTTCGACCTCGATTACGTCACCGTTCTTGCCAAACGCGATATCACACTTCGTGCTTCTACCGGAGATTCTACCAATACCTGGCGTGAATTCGGTCTATGGGTTCCTATCCGTCGTATGTGGTCATACGATAAGGATCAAGACACCACTCCAGGCGATCAACTACGTTCCATTAAGGGTTTCAATTACTACGTATGCTGGCAAATCTACGCTAGTGATACCGCCGGGAATATCTCTGCTGGCAATTCTGTCACTGCACATATTGATGCTACGACGTATTTCAAGAATGTTTAATTAAAGAGTGGACGAGTTAGCTTGACATATGTTACGTTAGCCATAAACCAATCATACTCGTCTCCCCCATGAGGCATTTCCCCTAGGGGATCCATGTCTCCATTGCAAAGCAGGATGCAAGGTCTTCCCCATTGAATAGTCCTTGGAGCCCGGTACTTTCCAGATATGGTAATAGATCCTTGTCCGCCGAAGAATCCTTTCCTGTTAGGGATGTGTCCCCAAGGAATGTCGTCAAATATGACGTATCTTGCGCCATCGCGGAAGTCGTCCATGCACCATCGCCCATTAAGGTAAACATGAGCTCCGAGAGATCTCGCCCAGCACGTCTTTCCGAGTCGAGAAGGTCCGACGAGCACAAGCGACCTAGGTCGGTCTTCCTACCCCGATATGGGAGATAAGATTAGATTAGATAAGATAGCCGAGAGAATCCCCCTAAGCGGGACAGATATATAGATAAGACATGCGGCGTATGCCGCGTGCACTGTGGCGTCAGCCACAGATGTGGCGCTTGCGCCACCATACCTTGGGAAACTCGTGTTCCACCCAACTAGCTAAGTCCTCCGGCAGATCGAAATCCGTGTGAACGGGTTGATGTTCTTCCGGTTCTGGTTTGAAACGTTTGTTCGCGAACGACGTCAGACGGTCGTGGTACAGGACGAAGTCACGTGGACGTTTCTTCTCGATTATGTCGAAGAATTCATCTGCATTACGCGCTCCACAAGCCTCTGCAAAAGGCCCGCGTTCCTCGCCGAGTAGCAGTGTATCGTCAA